AACGAAGCTCTAACTTGTAAGTTAGCCAATGCTGTCTGTTGACGGTTAGACAAGTTGGCAACATCAATCTGCATCTTGTTTGAACTATTAACAAGCAATGCCTGCTGTTCATTGGACAGATTAATCTTACGTTCTTCCAAGATGGATGACACATTAAACAATTGAGTCTGCTGTTGGTTAGACAACACTTGACCTTTGAGGGCAGCATTAGCCTGAGCATCTTGCATGAACGCTTGTTGCTTCGTAGTTACAGAAAGTCTCATTGCTTCAAAAGCTTGAGTGCTTTCAAGCATCGCAACTTGTTGATCATTGGAAAGTTCTTGTCCAACAAGAGCAGCCCTAACTTGCAAATTGGACAAGGCAGTTTGTTGAGATGTACTCAGCTTTGTCAAATCAATTTGAATGTTCTCAGCAGAGCGCTGCAATGAAGCTTGCTGTGAGTTGTTAAGGTTGATGTTGTTCACTTCAGCATAACGAGCAGCATTGGTCAGAGCAACCTGAGTTTTAACATCCAAGTTCTTTTCAGCAACAGCAGCTTTGATTTGAGCATTAGCCAATACAACAGCTTGTTGGTTGCTCAAGCTCTGTGTTTGCAAAGCAAAAGCATTGCTGCTGTTTTGTAAAGCAACCTGCTGGCGGTTGTTCAAGTTGGTCAAGTCCATGTTCTGCATAGCAGCAGCATTAACCAATGACACCTGCTGGCGGTTGTTCAAGTTGGTCATTTCCATCTGAGCAAACGTTTGAGCATCAGCAGTAGCAATAGGTGTTGCACTTTCCATAGCAGCTTGAATAATAGCAGCACCAGCCATAGAACTTGAACCGACACCACGAGCAGCCATAGCAGCATTAACTGCACGTATGGCACCAGCAGCCCAAGCAGGGGTGCCGTTATTAAACTGTGCCATCAACGTAGCCATCTGACCAGCAACAGTGGATGCTGCACTCACTGAACCAGTTTGTGCTGTTGCCAATGATTGACTAAAACTACCCTGCTGTGCAGTGGCAACAGCAGCAGCATTCAATGATGTCATTGTTGCAGCAACAGCCTGTACAGGTTCATTAAGCTCCAAGTTCTGCTTAGATACATCAAGCAGTTCTTGTTGTGTCACTGTGCGTTGTGCTGCAATAGCTGTAGACTGTGCAGCAGTGGTGGCGGCAATGGCTTCAGGAATGACACCAGCGTTAGCTGCTTCTTGTACAGCCGTTGTGGTGGCTTGAGCAACTTGTGTGTTGTCTAACTCAAATTGAGTGGCAGCAGCAGCCTGTGGTGTGGCGCTTGTAAGCGTAGCAGCTTTAACTTGGGTAGCAGGAGTAGCTTGTGCTGTCACCGCTTGTTCAGCCGGACCAGCCTGTGCAGCCTGCTCAACAATGTTTCTTTCCATTTCAGCAGCATTGGCAGCATCGAGTGTGTAGCCTGTAGCAGCCAGTGCTTCAGGAGTGATACCAAGCTGTGCGGCCTTTGCTACAAACTTAGCATTTGTTGTTTCAGCTTCAGCCACAGTGGGGCCACCAACATCAGCGGCAGTGGCTGCTGTAGCCAGTTGTGCAGATGTTGCTTGTAAATCTGGAGGTGCTGTCACTTCGGCAGCTTCTGGTGCTGCGGCTGCTGTAGCGGTTGCACCTTGAGAAACTGTACCCTGTGCAGCTTCAGCAGTGGCACCCTCAGAGACAGTGCCTGTTGCTGCTTGTTGTCCAGTCTGTGCTGCTGTCAAAGTAGGCTGTGTAGCCTGTGTAGTGGCATCAGCAGACTCAATGGGGGCAGGCGCACTAACACCCGCAGCATTTGTAATTTGAGCAGCCGTTGCAGACTGTGCAGCACCTGTTACTGGCGCACTAACTGGTGTAACTGTAGTTTGAGCAGCAGTGTATCTTGAAGCAATCGGTGTAGCGGGAGCACCCGCAATGGCTGGTGCTGTAAATGTACCACCACCAGATACAGTGCCACCAGTTGTAGTAGCAGTGGGTGTTGTAGTTGTACCACCAGTTGTGTTACCAACAACAGGTTGTGTAGTTGTAAATGTCGAAGGTTGTTCAGTTGTTACAGTCGATGCGGGTGCTGCGGGTGCTGCGGGTGCTGCGGGTGCTGGTGGAGGTCCGACTAATGGTGGTGGTTCAGGTGATAGGGTTGTTGTGCCACCTGTAGTAGTGCCACCAGTTGTGCCACCTGTAGTAGTGCCACCAGTTGTGCCACCTGTAGTAGTGCCACCAGTTGTACCACCTGTAGTAGTGCCACCAGTTGTGCTTATAACACCACCTATAACATTGCTAGTTGTAGAAGGTGTAGTGTTTGCTGCAAATCGTTGCTGTACTACAGAAAGAGGAATACCTAGTTTTGCTGCCGCCTGCTCGTTAGATATATTATAATATTTCAGGTTTGCTGCAAGGTTAGCATCACCCCTAGTATCATCTTTAACTAAAGTAGGAAGCTGATCCAAAAAAGCAACGGCATAACTATTGGGTAATGCAGGATTAAATCGTCGCTTCGCTTCATCAATAGGCATACCTAGTGCATAAGATAGTTGATTTTCAGATATACCCAACTGCCTTGCATTTAGTCTAACAAGATCATCATCATAGGCTCCAGATTCATACTTTGATTTAAGAGAATCTAAAAAACGACTAGCAGCAGTTGATGTAACAACACCACCTTCAGCATATCCACGCTTCTCAGGAACAACACCACCCTTCGCCATGCGTGTAGCAAACTTGTCACTAATCGCAGCATACTTCATACCCAATGCAGGTGAAGAATTAATGAAGTCATCAAAGCCCTGCATAGGACCGTCATATCCTAGTTTACGAGCTACGATTTCTTTTTGTTTCTGTGTGAAATTTTCAGCCATGTCTTACCTTTATTAAGCTACCAAACCTTGAAGATATACAGTTTTACCACTTTGTCGAACTGCTGTCATCACTTGTTTTTTTAAATTATTACTATCGTATGATACATGTACCCATCCACTGTCTGGTACACCTTGTGTGTAAAACTCTAAAATCAACTGAGTGAAGTTGAAGTTGTCTGCAATGTATTGTGCAAGATCTGCATTAGCAACACCGGGAATCTCAATGTCAGCAGCCTGCCCTTTGCAATGATCGCTAGTACGACTACCACCAACAGCAGCATTTACATCAGGGCTTCGATAGCCACTGTTAACTTTAATACCAACACCATACACATCACGCAATGGTTGCAACACTTGCTCACACAACATGGTTAGGTTCTGTACAACTTCATCGCTATGTGGTGTGTTGTCCATGTCTCTACGGATGGCAGTCTCACTCTTAATCATCTCATGTAGAGAGAAGTTATTAGTTAGCATTGTCATTTTGTTTCCTTGTTAGTAGGCCAAGCATCGGTCAAGGCTTTTGAATCAACGGCGTGGCCGTCAGCTTTTCTTGCCATGTCTTCAAGAGCAACTGTACATTCTCCGAATACGGACGTGACGGTTGCTGCGTATTGCTTAACGGAGGTGCAGGTAGCTGTAGGGATGGCGGCGGTGGCACGGTCTGCTTCGATGCGCACCCGGTGAAGCTCAATACGAGCAGCATCGGCAGCAAGAGCATTCTTACGAGTTTGTTCTTGAGCAGCTTTAAGGGCATCATCTTTCTTTCCTTGTAAACGTTTAGCTTCTTGAGCGACCTCAGCAGTGGCTGCAACCACAGCAGCAGCATTGGCGCTTTCAATCTCAGCAATCTTTGCATCCATACGCCAGCCTTGAATGGTGAAACCACCAATGAAGGTGGCAACAGCTATGGCAATAGTTATCCAGTTCATAACGTATGGTCCTGTCGGTACGGGCTAGGCATCGGTGGCCGAGGCATAGGAGGTGGTGGCATCTGCATAGGTGGTCTAGGCATATCCGACATCTTACCACGAACGTATGCTGTTGCTGCCATAAACGCAACAACAACAGTACCCATAGAAGCAGAGAAGGTTGTAGCCAATCCAACAATCAAAGGAATCTTAGACGATTCAACAAAGCCAGAAGACAGCAACACAATCAACATAAAGGGCAAGAACAATGCAGCCCATGCCATGATGCGTTGCTGGTCTGCCAGCTTGTCCATGTTCTCAATCTGCAATATCTTTTCACTGCGTTCTATTTCAACGTCAGTGACAATACCGTCATGATCCATGTCAAACTGGTTGTATGCCGATGCTTCTTCAAGTCTCTTACTCATGCTCTATTCCTAAACAGTTCAAACACAAGAGCACCAAAATAGACGAAGCAAGCTAAGACAACAGCTAAGCAGGTAAGCCAAAATGCTTCAGCAATTTTCTTAGCACGACGAACCTTAGCAAGAGCAGCTTCACGCTTTTCTTCTTCTCTACGCTTTGCAGCCTTCACTTGAAAGAGTCGCCAATCATCAATCAGTCCTGCTCTACCATGATAGGTCATCAATCTTTCAAGCTCTGCCTTCTGTGTTTTAATTTGTTCTAATGCAGCAAACTCTTCCAAGTCTGTGTTGACTGAAGAGCCTGACTTGTTAGTCAGTCTTTTCTGTAAAGCAGCTTCGTTATCAAAGAATGAGAACAACGCCTGACCCGCAGACATAATGTCACCAGAATGCTGCACTGCTTCTTTGATGACAGCAAAGGCTGCATTGGCGGCAGCGAGTTCTACCAACATTAACGAAACAGACGTTCACCAACAAAGGTGAGAACGCCGCCAAACAATGAAGCTATGGTCATACCCATCCAAAAACCACCCTTGCTTTGATTAGCCAAAGCTAGTAGTTTCTTTATGTCAGCATCCATACTGTCTACCTTTTTACTGAGGGTATCTACAGTGCTGATGAGTTTTCCATACTCAACAGGATCAATATGTTCCATAATAAGCTCTTTAGAAAAAAGGAAAGAAGCCGCTGGTGACACCACCAGCAGTGCCAAAGTTCCAGCCGGTGTTGTTGCCGCCGTCCACGTTGCCTTGGGATGTTGGAGCAAACCAATACCCAGCAGGGGTGGCAGCAGAGTCTGTGATTGAGCAGTAGCTGACCAGCACTTTGCCGCCAGTTCTCTTGGCAAGCGTGAATTGCGATCCCGGTGTTTTTGATTTGAGTGTGACAAGATTGCCAGCAGTGCCCGACACATTGAATTTATCCACAGTGCAAGTAAAACCTTCAACAAAAGATATTGTTGTGGGTTGCGCCGTATTCTGCAATTCATTTAAGGTGATTGAATAATTTATCAACAACTCATTTGTACCGGCCTGAGTGACTTTGTAATATGTGTTGTTTACGTTGGAGCCGGGGTTCAGACTAGCTTGAGCCGCAGTGCTGTTAAATACAATGTTGGATGTGCCACCGTTAACAGTTAATGGCCCTGCGTTGCCCATTTGCCAAGGAATGGCCTGCGTTCCAATTAATGTAATTGTGCTTGAGCCAAGGTTAAGAACCACCGTGCCAAGAATCGTAATGTAGTCGTAGAACCAACGGGCGGCTGTAACGGCATAGTTTGCTGTACTGAATGTGCCACGATAAAAATACAAAGTTCCGTTTGTTGCGCCCATAGTCAGCGCATCACCAAGCTGCCATGACCCACCAAGACCGTCAAACACAAGTGGTCTGTCAATCGTCACCCCGTTTGTGGTGATGGTCTTTGTTCCAGAGGTAGCGGCGAAGGTGACTGTGTTTGTAGTTGCGTTGATAGTTTGGTTTGGGGACAGCAACAAATTGCCGTAGATATAACCGGAACTAAACAACCCTGTTGCTCCCGTAAATGCAGATTGAACCGTAAAATTTCGACAGCCGCCGTTGTTGTTCATACCTACGGTATCGCCACCTGCAACAACATTAAAATCTACAGCGTTGGCTTCAGTACCACCTGCTGTTCCACCGTGGTTAATTGTGCGACTCCCAGTGCTGCCGCTGTAAGTGAAGTTCACCGTAGGCGTTCCTGTGTAGCTAAAGTTGGTCAGGTCTGCACAAGACCACACTGTTGCATTACTTCCTGTGACATCAATCTGACCGCTGTTGAAGGCGATGGAACGGGTAGCTGTCCCCGTCCCGCTAAAAGTATTGCAGGCAAGTATCTTGCCGTTTAGGTTGATTGATCCACTTGTAAAGCTTGCATCGTCTGAAGTTAAATTATCCACAAGAACAACAGTGCCCGTTGCATTAAAAGTGACTCCGCAAGCCCAATTAACTCCAGCACTGGTTACATTCTGTGTTGTAGCCCTTGATGAAAAGCCAATATTGGTTGTCCCAGTAAATGAAACAGCAGAACTTAAAACTACATCTTTATAAAATCCCGGAGCTAAATACGTTGCGTCAGTTTGAATTATTAACGCATTGGTTAGACTTGAGCAATTTAAACCACCAGCCACATAATTTCCAACTACAACTGTACTGCCTGCGGTTAAACCTGTATTGTCAAATACAGCGGTGTCTTGCCCCAAAGGTTGGTTCAATGTTGATGTTGCTCCTCCACTTGTCAGCGCCCAAGCGTTATCCCCCCAATTACCACCGGCTACCTTATTCCAGTAAACAGTTTTTCCAGCGCCAAAAGTAATATTTGTGTTATTGCCATAATCCCCTAGTCTAGTACCAGACCAAGGAATTACTGCGCCAGCAGCAGCAATATCTCGGAAGTCAACATCAACAAAAGATGCTGAAGTGGCGGTCAGTGTAATTTGAGAGCCAACTATTGTGGGATTGGCAAATATCAAAACCCTGCAATTACCACTTGCACCCGTAACGGTGAATGTACCGAAAGTTTGATTCGTATTAAATCTAACTGGTTTATCAGCAAGCGTAGATGAGTTTGACGCAGTAAATTGATTAAATGTGGAACTTCCAACAACATCAAAACGATATCCAGAATCTGGCGCTGTTACGTTGTAATATGTTAAACCGCCTGTCTGAAATGTAACGGTATTTGTTGTGTCAGTAAACAGCAAAGAAGAGGTGCCACCGGTAAACGTAAGATTGGTTGGGTCGGTAATATTCCAAGCCGTACCGTTAGTAGCAAGGGTAACTGTACTTGCGCCAAGGTTTAAGGTGCGAACATTGGTATTGCTAGAGGAGAATGCCCCACCAGAAACAGAAAATCCGTTGGTTTTAAATGTGCCGTTTGTTAACGTTAAGGTGCGAGTTGCACCAGCAGTTAATGCGTCTAGTAAATCCCACGTTCCACCAACGCCGTCAAAAGTAATGTTGGCATCTAATGTCACGCCATCGGTTGTAATTGTCTGTGCATCGGTTGCCAAAAATCCCCAAATGTTTGAACTGCCAGATACCGTCATGGTGGAAGATAATACCAATGAGCCGTAAAGCTGAGGAGCCACGTTGACGGCTGTGCTTCCAGAAAATCCGGTAAAGTCAATCGTTCTATACGCACGGTTCGCTGTACCTAAGTTGATTGAATCATCGCCATCGCTTATAAAAAAATCCATTGCGGTTGCCGCAGAACCGCCCGCTGTTAGTAATGGGCCAGTGATTGTTCTTGTGCCACCAGCAATTGCAGCGCCAGTAATTTCAACACGCCGCGAACCAGTTAAAGTTAAGTTGGTCGCAGTTGCTGTGGTGTAAATGGTAGCGGTGCCTATCTGCGTCAGAACTAATTTGCCAGCCGCCCCAAACGTTAATGTACGAATGTTGGAGTTGGTAGAGGAGAAGGCACCAAATGTGGCGGTATAGCCGTTCAAATCCAACGTGCCATTGGTTAATGTGCAAGTGCGGGTACTGTTGGGAGATAAAGTATTTATATTGCTTTGGAGTTGCCAAGTGCCACCTACACCGTTGAAGGTGAAAGGTCGGTCGGTAGTTATTCCAGCAGTGTTAATTGTTTTTACCCCCGATGTGGCAGCAAAAGTCATCACGTTGCCAGAAGAGGACATCAACATGTTTGTGGAGGCTTTTAAGCTTCCATAAATCGTGACCACAAATGTGCCTAAAGTTCCACCGTAACCAGTTGGGTTTGTGCCGTCCGTAAAATCAATATCACGAATTGCCCCCGCGCCAAAAGCCAAAGTGCCAGTATTGCCTGCAATCCTGAACGAAATACTGTTAGCCTCAGTAACTGCTGTGGCGTTAATTGTTCTACCTGATGTGCCAGTGTTAGTGCAAATAATCAAAGGCGTACCTGTCACCGTCATGGTCGTAGCGCCAGTGAAGATTGTGCCTGTGCTGTTTAGCGAAATCGTGTTTGTGCCGAAAGCAAGCGTTCCTGTGAAGCCTGTGCAAGTCAGGGTTTGAATCGTTGGGCTGATGTCAAGCGTGACTGTGCCTGCGCCTGAGTTGGCATCAAGCGCGGCAGTGTCGGCAGAACCGGGCACAGACGCACCAGAAGCCCCACCAGAAGTTGATGCCCAGTTGGTTGTGTCGTTCCAGTTGCCTGTGCCGCCCGTTACCCAAAATCGTGCTGCCATGCTTATTCCTCAACAGGTGTGTCTACAACAGGCTCTTCTACGACTGGCTCTTCTGCAACCGGCGCAGGAGGGTTCTTGATGAATGCATCCCACTTGTCATATCGAGCCTGCTTCATTGCTTCAATTTCAGCGTCAGTAAAGCTGTGGTCATCTGCCAAGTGCAGGGCATCACGAAAGCCGTTAATTTCAAAAACAATGTCGATCATGTTAGTTCCTTAGAAGCCAAAGACCTTGGCAATCATTTGCCATTTCGTAGTAGTGCTATTGTATATGAAACCAACATAGTCATACAAGCCGCTACCACTTGATGCATTAGGTAAACCAATATCTGTAGAGCCTTGGAATGCAGCGTTCCACGAGAAGGTTTGTACGTTAGTGCTGCTCAGTCTCAGAATGAATCGTTGTCCATTCACGGGCGTTCCTGTTGGGGCGTTGATGGTCAATGTACCCGCAGCTTGTGTATTGGCCTGAGTAGCCATGTCAGTTGTATCAGCATTAACTGTGATGGATGTGCCATCAGTAATTGTTACAACTCGACTTATCACTGCACCAATGATTGTGGTGAAAACACCAGTTGAAGGTGTGGTAGCGCCAACAGTGCCGTTGATGTTGATGGAGGCTGTACCAGTTAGGTTGGTCACTGTACCGCTTGATGGTGTGCCGAGCGCACCACCGTTGACAACAGGAGCACCAGCAGAGCCTACGTTGACAGCAAGTGCTGTCGCAACACCAGTACCTAAGCCGCTAACACCTGTGCTGATGGGTAAGCCGGTTGCGTTTGTCAAAGTGACGCTAGTCGGCGTACCAAGGATAGGAGTGACCAATGTAGGCGATGTAGCAAACACAGCAGATCCACTGCCTGTTTCATCTGTGATGGCTGATCGAAGGTTTGCAGAAGACGGTGTTGCAAGGAAGGTGGCGACACCAGTGCCTAAGCCGCTAACACCTGTAGAGACAGGAAGACCTGTAGCGTTCGTTAGGGTGACGCTGGTGGGTGTTCCCAACACAGGAGTAACAAGTGTTGGTGATGTGGCAAACACAGCAGAACCAGTGCCTGTTTCATCTGTTATAGCCGCACGAAGGTTTGTTGAAGATGGAGTGGCAAGGAAGGTTGCAACGCCTGTACCAAGACCGCTAACACCTGTAGAGATGGGAAGACCTGTAGCGTTTGTCAGAGTGCCACTAGAGGGTGTACCGAGTGCGGGAGTAACGAGTGTTGGTGATGTGGCAAATACCAAAGCACCAGAGCCTGTTTCATCTGTGACAGCCGTTGCCAAGTTTGCAGAAGATGGAGTGGCAAGGAAGGTGGCTACACCAGTGGCAAGACCGCTGACACCTGTAGAGATAGGCAGACCTGTTGCATTCGTCAGTGTGGCGCTAGTGGGTGTACCCAATATAGGACTGACCAGTGTTGGTGTATTAGCAAACACCAAAGCACCACTGCCTGTTTCATCAGAGATGACACCTGCCAATTCACTAGATGTTGTGAGCGCAAGTGCTGACAGTTTGTCTGTGGTGACAACAAGAGTCTTAGACGCTGGAATGGTTGTACCGTTAAGAGTGGTGGTACTATTAGAGGTCAGCGTTGTCACTGTAGCAGCAGCGGGTGTTGTTGCTCCAATGGTGGTGTTGTCGATAGTACCTGCGTTGATGTCAGCAGTGTCAGCAATGAGGCTATCAATGTTTGCTGTGCCATCAAGGTACAGGTCTTTAAACTCAAGGACGCTAGTGCCAAGATCAACATCGTTGTCTGTAACAGGCACAATTGCACCATCTTGAAAGCGCACTTGCTCTACAGCAACACCACCAACTTCAACAAACACACCATGACGATTGTTACCAGTATCGGTAGCAATCTTATTCAGCATATCACTGTCACCAATCAAGGGAACAGGATGACCTTCAGCAGCAGTGCCATCATGCTTGTGGCCTGTAGCAAGCGCAAACGCATCACGCAGGGTATTGAACTCGTTATTAATTGGTGCTGCACGTACAATGGCGGTAGGTACGATGTCAGCAGTAGATTGTCTTACATATCCAGTCAAGATTATCTCCTGTCATTAGTTGCATAGTTCAGGACAATTCCCTGAATGGTGTGACTAGCATTGGTATCGTTTGTCACATACTTGAAAGCGATAGAGAAACCAGAACCATCAATGTTAGTTTTCTCCACTGGTGATGGGTTTCCATCGAAAATAGCATTAGCATCGTATACAGCTTCGTTGTAATAAGCTGCTGCACCTGCCGTTGTTATATCATAGTTGGCAGGGTTGAACACACCTACGGAGTCGTCGAAGTCATACGATACAGCCAACGCAATGGTGCTTGCGCCTTCACTACGAAGGAATGTTGTAATGTTATAGAAGTTTTTACGAACTGTAGGATCTTCAAAATAGTAGTAAGGAGTCTGATATACAGAAAGTATTGGAGCGCCGCTAAACGATGATCCTGACTCCTGAAGATACACCTTACCTGTAGAGTCCCCATGAATGACAATTTCGTCACTGTTGACATACCCACTGGCAGCGCATGTTGCTGGAATACCAAACAATTGGCTAAATTCAAAACCAATACCACCATTACTTTCTCGCAGTCCACCTAAGATTCCAAAGATTCCATCAGACGGAATCAAGAAACGAAACTGTGATTTCTTACGTATGACAATGGAAGTAATTGTTTCAACATCAATGTTTGCACCAGACAAGTCAGCCAAAATAGCATTGATAGCAAACTGAATCTTTTTAGAAAAAGTCTCAAGTTGTACGTCACCAATGTTGGAAGTACCCGCAATAGGTCTAAACCCGTCTGGTCCAAGGAACAAAAGATTACCACCAATTTCAATGACGCTGTCTGGAACAACACATCCTAAGTTGGTAGTGACCTCAGACACAACAAAGTTTGCAATGTTGGTTCCGGTTAAACTCTTGATTGAATTCTTACCAAAGATGTACAACACATCACGAAACTGTTTGATCTGAACAATCTCAAAACCTACGTTAATAATACCAGCACCACTGGCAGGGCTGAAGTCTGTCTCAGCTACTGGAGCAGAGAAGTAAAGATTGAAAGGCTCTGATGGATCACCAGCGAGAAAGATGTGGTTCTTGTAAGCAGCAGAATACTTAGGAGAATCAGGAGCGTTGGCGTGGGTGATTTGTGTGTATGTTGTGCCATCATAGACAGCAGCAGGGTTGATACCATCTGTCAGCAAAATCTTAGCAGAACCCCAGTTGTACTTGATGAACCTAACCTTCTTTACACCAGTCATCGTCACAGTGCCGGGTGTGCTGATGGCTGTCCAAGATGATGTAGCTGACACCCATCTGTAGAAATAGTTTGTACCAGTTGATGGAGCACGGCAAGCAAAGATGTTGTTGTTAAGCGTTTCAGCAACCATCACACCCAACACAGGACCGGTGCCAGTGACAGTACCATAGCTGTTTGCATAGCCACTAATACGACGATAGCCACCGCTAATGGATGGCTCATAGTTGATTAAAGAATACGCAGTACCGGGTTCTGTCTCACCCTGTGACAACACATCCTTGTTCGTGTTTAAGCCACCAAGAGAGGTAACTTTAAAACCATTAATACGATCTGCCATTACATCACTCTGGTTGAAACCAGCGCAGGAACAATCATCGTCGAGCGCATAGTCAAAGGTTCGTCCATCAACAAACGGCGCATAGTTTTGATGCCATTGTCAAACTTATCACGATGAATGGCAGCGCTCTGTTCATTAGAGCGATACAACATCATGTAAGTCATTGCACCATCAATCAATACGTTGTCGAATCTGGAAGGTACGATGCAGGTATCAGTAGCATCAACTAGATCAGCAGGGAACTTCCAATATTTGTATTCAATCTCATAAGCCTGATCAGACTTTGGCGACACACCAAAGTATCCTTCTTGTGTTTGATATATTGCTTCAGGAGCACCATAACCACCAGTGCCAGTTTGATCTTCTGTAGGTCTACGCTCGTCCAAGTATTGTGTGTAAGTTAATACAGGCAATCGTTTAGGTTGGTTGTTAGCAGCGGTGAGTTGTTTGAGATAGAACGATTCCCAATCAACGCTGGAGAAATCTGTAGGGAAGGCGTAAGTAGCAGTACCATTTGTAGACAGTGTTTTAGTTACAGTGGTCAATACAAAAGGCCACTCTTGTACAGAGTGCATCAATTCTCTAACAGATGAGTTGATGGCATTTTTAGCTAGAGCTTGAACGTTTCTAGCATTGTCAAAATCGGAGGAGTCCATAGTGACTTCACCCATTCTACGCAGCAATTCATTTGTTAAAGAAAGGTATGTTGACATATTTATAAGCAAGAAAGGGGTGAGCCTTTGACGACCCACCCCATGAGTTACGGGCGATTAAGCCAGTTGATCGCGGTCAACTTCAGCAGCAGCTTGAGCACTCTTAGAGCAGTCAACCACTACAGCCCAGACACGACCAGTGATGATACCGGGCGAACCAGAGATAGTAGTGACAACGTCGATGGTGTCAGCAGCAGCAATGAAGCCGGGAGTTACGCCGCCCTTGTTTGTATTGGCAGCAGTGTTGTCGAAGTTCAAGTCGTTAGCAAACACAGTGGTGCCGTCAGTAACGTCCAAAGTGTAAGTAGTAACGTCAGGAACAACGGTGAAGTTTTGAAAACCAGCAGCCAACACAGTAGTGCCAGCAGGAACAGAGATACCGACAGCAGTACCAGAAGAAGCAGCGAGTGATACGACTTTCTCCACGAGAACTGGAGCGTAGCGCACAGATTGAACGAGAGCCATTTTAGATTTCCTTTATGTGTAAATATATAAACGGGGAAGCCTTTTGAGCCTCCCCTATTTTATCAGGCCACGTTGTACTTTGCAGTAACGATGCCTTCAGGACGCAAAATTTTGCGGCCATACAGGTGCATACCACGCACGATGTCAGCGAAGCTGTCGGGATCACGATATGTCTCGGTCTTTGTCAATTGCTGAGCAGTTGCCACAGCAGAGTCATGACCTGCAACAATCACGCCGAAGTTGCTGGACTGAGCAGAAGCACCAGCAGTGCCGGGACCAGTACCGAGCTTAGGAGTGTTGTTCGACACATAGATACGGAAGCCGTGCAGGTTGTTCAGGATCAGACCGTTCTGCAAACCAGAACCACCGAAGTCACCATTCAACAGACGGCTGTCTTCGTCTTTCAACATCTCAACGAACACGGGGTCAACGACCAACCAGCGACCTTGTGTGTCAACCAACTGTTGATCCAACAGACGACCCATACGGGCAATCACAGTCAGAGGGGAAACAGTAGTGGTAGAAGCACCAGTAGCACCGGGGAAACGTGGAGCCAATGGGATGGAGTCACCAGTAGAACCAGCGCTAGTCAAGTTGCTGAAGTTGGGACGGCTCAGCTTCATGCTGGACAACAGTTCGTCAGAATCAGCAGAGGTAACAGCCTTAGTACCGGGAGCAGTGCTACGAGCAGTGTCACCAACAACGTGCTTAGCCGACTGGTAGTAGCCCGACAGATATGCCAAAACGTCTTGGTCATAGTTGTCGCGCAAACGGTAGGCAGCACGATCAGAAGCCATCTGCATGAAGTTCACATGTGAGTGAGCAGCTTCGATGTCATCAATCTTGAAGGCGTAGTAGTTAGCCTGATCAACAACCAGAGTAAAGTCTTCGTCGTCGAGGTCTTGAGCAGTGATCTGAGTACCACGAGCATAGGCTTGCACCGACACTTCAGGTTCTTTGATGATCTTGACGCTATCACCCATGTTAGCGATTTCACCGAAGTAGTCGCTATTGGTGATGTCTTCAACAGTGGAAGCTTTACGGAAGGCAAGTTGAACTTGCTTGCTATAAATAACGGGCGAGAAATTGCCATTAGGCAAGTTGCCGTAACCGGCAGCGGAAGGAAAAGCCATTTTAAATCTCCTATAGATATATTGGCATATAATTAAATACGCTAACACTACTACAGAGGCTGACTTTATCGGGTACGTTACAGTTCCAAAGTGCCCAATGGAACATGACGGGCCAATAAAACTTCAGGTATTTCTGACAGTTTATTGTTTTGCGTTACATACTGACACAACAAGTGTCATCACTAAAAATACTATTGATCGGTGGCTGTTGCAATCAGCGGCGATGCTATAGAGTTGGTGGCATTTCACCACCATGTCATAGTTATACTATGATTTTTTAAAAGTTGTCAAGTGTTTAACGTGCTCCACCAGTCATATCGTATACAAACTTACCAGCTTGCATAGCCTTTTGAATGGCTTCGAGGTTTTTTTCGTATTGCAAAGAAGTCATTTTATCTACTTGTGACTCGTAGATTACACCATCGGTGTCTTGACTGATTGGGGTAGATCGCTCACTGCGGGTACGGATACCTTGTGCCGCAGAAGTATCTTCCTTCTTCGATTTCGTTTTACCAATGTTGCGATCAACCTTATAAAGATCAATGGCACGAGCAGCAGAACGAGCATCTGTATCGTTCTCATATAAAGCATCATACACCCATTTTGGTTGTTCATTTGCCCAGTCGTGGAAGTCATCTGTAGCTCGGATAGTGTCAAAGTCTGGATGTAGCTTTAACAATTCAAGTTCAGCCTTCTCTCGCGCTGTCAGTTTGTCTCGCTCATCCAAAGCTTTGAAGCGCTCATCAAGCGCTGCTGTTTGTTCTTTGGCTTTCTTGATTGCAATTGTTTCAACAATCTTTGCCACGTCAGGATATGTCCTTGCCCAATTTGCCAGTTCTGCCTCGCTGGTTGGCAGCTTAATCTGTTGTTCCGTAGACTGTGTAAGCTGCTGTTTCAACTCGTCAATTTGCTTTTGCAACGAAAGAGCTTGTTGTTGTGAATGACGACGAAGATCACCATAGCGTTTCTTGAAGCTTTTTTCTTCAGCGCTCAAGTTGCTGTCATCACCAGAGTCTTCATTTGATGATTTGTTTTCATCAGACAATTGTTTGAGTTCAGCTTCTTCTCGTTCAATGCGCTCACGATTGGCATTGCGTTTACCAAAGGGGACAATGGCAGTTTTCTGCGATTGCTGTTCCATAACCATTTCAGACATATTTACCTTTTAAGTTGGGGCTGCACTGTAGGAGACTATGTGTCTCGGAGAGAGGTAGCCAATGATGGTGGGTATTGTTTAGTACCAGTCTGCCCACCACAGACTCTGGTATTCATATTGTATATTACTTACGACGACCTGCTAAAC